TTGGTTTACCTGTAAGGAATGCCATGTTCTCGGAGATAGGATCTCTGGGGGTCATGTCATCGTCTATAGGAACTAACTTGTCTGCGTTCTTGATACCTAGAACCTCAATCATCTGGCGGTGCAAGATGGGCAGGTTGTAGATCTGAGGAGCACCTTGAGCCAACTGAATCACAGCTTGATACTGCATGATCCTTTGAGCCATCGTTGCGCTGTTAGGATCTGATACGGGAATGACATCCACCATGTCATAGTCAGAGCGTTTAGCCTGTGGCGTTCCTGCAACAGGTGTGTACTCATAGGACTCTGGGGTGTAGTCTCTGATGATTGACTTAAGGAGTTTAAACTCTTGTTTCATTGAGTAATGAACACGAGCCTGCACCGCAGACATTGTCTTAAGCTGGCGCTCAAGCAAAGCCAAAGTCGTACCTACAGGGGCGTTGGCAGACATATCGCTGATGTTCATATCTGCGATTGATCCAAGTCTCCGGCCTTCGTCTGTGATCTGGTTTAAGAGAGCCAAGAGAACCTGAGAGGGTTCCTTGTATGGCAGAGCCATGATGTTCTCTTTGACTGACCCACTGGGTACGTCCACATCTCGGAACTCACCGGGATTGATTGGGGTATCGTCATCCTTGATCCTTAGACCACGGGTCTTCAATCCACCGGGCAGATTAGACAGAGTACCTGCGTCTACGAGTTGACGAATGATAGATGTGCCTGCACGGGCGTAACCACCGATCAGGTGAATTAGACCCAGACCATAAGCACCAAATCCGGGTACATAGGTGTACTGGACAAAATGCTGGCGCTTTAAACGGTGCTCATCATCTTCATCCCAGTTACGTCGGACAGCAAGAATTTTTGTAGTCCCACGCTCCAAGGTAATGACGTAGGGAAGAGCAATCCCATCCTCATCCTCATAACCCGGTAAGTCGTAGTCTACGTGGATCTCATAAATCTGGTAGCGGTCATCATCCGATAGGTTGTAGCCTTGGTCTTCGGCTTTCTTCTTCTCTACGTCCGTGTAGAACTGGAGAGGATCTCCGAGGTCTTCATCCAGATAGAAACCTGAAACCTGAAGCTTGCGGATATCGTTCTTGGTCTTACGCATGATGTGCGTCACACGCTCGGAGGTCATGGCACTAGAAGCACCGTAGGGGATGATCACATCTTCAGCAGGGATAAAGATGGATGCCTGACGACCCATAGAAGGATCGTAGTAAACCTTCTTGAATGCCGCTCCGGCCAGACCTAGGGAGTACAGCATTCTTTCATGCTCAGGACGGTACTCAGGCATACCTTCCGTGAGCTTGTAGTTCATGTCGTCTTTGACACGCTCCGCCGCCTCTTCTTTAAGTTTATCAATTGCGCCAATGATCTCTGTCTTAACGGGGCCTTGAGCCGGGAATGTCTCAATAATAGTCTCACTTTGGAAACGGACAGCGGCTTCTGTAAGGACGGTCGAAAATACGCCACAGGCTCCAAGCCAAGGCTCTGTCCTTTCTTCATATTTCATCCCCAAAACATCTAGACCTTTGACGTACATATCAACCCAGTCTTTTCTGGAATTAATATCTGCGTCCACCATTTCAATCAGATCACTGGCAATCTTCTGAAGTTCCCCTGCGTCCATGTATTCTGCGAGGTTGTCGCTAAAGCCTTCTTCCTCTTCCTCGGGCATCATGTCGATCTCGATGCCGTCCATGTTTAAACGCACCCCTTCTGGGTTCTCTATTTCAATCTCGATGACTGGTGTGTCGTCAAGCTCTAGGGCGTTTAAACCCATAGGGGCTTGGCTCAATGATTGTTCAATACTCATAATGTTCCTTAGTAGTAAGCTACTTTTCTGCGGTAGTTAATAGGCTCATCTTCTTCATCTGAGTCGATGGAGATGAAGCCCCCCAGTCGAAACCGCATCAAAGCCTGACTGCTTGAGTCCACAAGGTCGTCATGATCTCCGTTAGGAAAGGAAGCGAGTTCATCCATCACTTCTTCTGCCCATCGGGTATCGGGACACCAGACCATGCCGGACTCAAACAAAGCAGAGATTGCGTTTACACGCGATATCTTATCGTTTCCTTTACCCGGCGTATACTCTGCAATAGGAATTCCCATCTTCCGCATCTCATAGATCAAAGGAGCGCCAGCCGCTCTCTTCTCAATGATCAACGTGTCTGGTTCAAACTCTTTGTATAGATCTAAAGCTCTGCGTTTGAGTTCAGGGAACTCCATACGCTCCTTCATTGCGTCCAGAAGAATGATGTTTGGCTTTAGATCACCAGTTTTATTGGGGTGTTGGAATACACCCCAAGTTGTACAGGCTGAATAGTCGGCTCGGTTGTTCTTTTCAAAGGCAGTGTCCCAAGATTGGATGATGTATTCACATGAAGGAGGGTGTTTCTCCTCCCAGATCTGCCAATGTTCCCGTTTAACAATCGCACCTTCTTCAGATGTGGGGTTTTGTTGGTACTGAGCTTCCCATTTAGAGACTGGAAGCTCTGATTTCAGGGCTTCTAAGGCTGTTTTAGACCAAAATCCGGGCCATAAAGGGTTCCCATTGGGCATAATCGCCGGAAAATCAATGATTTCCCACTGATCTACGCCATCTTTGCCTGAATTCTTAAGGATTTGGCCTGTTAAGTCCCTCTTAGACCACCGAGTCATCACAATAATAATTGCGCCACCGGGTTGTAAACGCTGACGAGGGCCAGATGTGTACCACTCATACACATTATCAAAGACTGCGGGGTTACCTTGCTTGGCTTCCTGCTCTGAATGGGGGTCGTCAATGATTAAAAGATCAGCGCCCTTACCTGTAACAGCGCCGCCAACACCGATAGCAAAGTAATCGCCACCCACATGAGTATTCCAGCGACCAGCGGCCTTTGAATCGCTCGACAGCTTAGTCTGAAATACCTTTTGATACTGTTCTGATGAAACAAGATTCCTAACCTTTCGTCCAAAGCCCGTAGCAAGTTCTGCGGTGTGTGCAGTCTGAATAATCTTCTTATGCGGGAACTTCCCCAAAAACCACGCAGGTAAAAGAAAAGAAGCAAACTCAGACTTGGTATGCCTAGGAGGCATGTTAACGATTAACCGCTTAAGTTCTCCACGGGCAACTCTCTCAAAAGCATCTGCCATCACCTTGTGATGGCTTCCAGAGATAAAGATAGGCCACATCTGGGTAACGAAGTACAGGAATGATTCTTTGGATCTCTCAACCTTGTCCATCTCCAGTAGGGCTTGGATCTTTGCCCTGTTGTCTGGAGAAGCCTTAGGAACCATCTCTAAGTACTTCTGGATCTCTGCGTGGGTTAAGAGGCTCATAGACGTACCACTTCACGTACGCTTGTATCGACCAACTTGATTGAATGAAACTTATATGGACGGACGGTCAGGTGACCGTCTTCCTTTAGTCTATGGACAATCCTGTGGACATTTGACTTAGAACTCAATCCAATTCCTTTGGCTATAACTTCATAAGACGGAGGTACACCATGCAACCTAATGTATGCACGGATGAAGTCTAAAACTAACTGTCTGCGCTTGCTCATTCATTTCCCGGGAACACATATGAGGGCACACTGCCCAGATCAGTGACTAGCCGTCCAGTTGGGTTGTCATCCACAATGTGCCTTCATATAAGTTCTAAGCTCCTTCAATCCACCTACACGGACATCATCAATAAAAACCTGAGGTACTTCCTCAGAATGGTTGTACTTAAGCCACAACCTAGCATCATTGTTCTGCGTGATGTCATATTCCAAGAACTCAAGGTTGTTAGACTTAAGCAAGCTCTCTGCGTTTAAACAGTCTTCACAACCGGGCTTCGTGTAAACAGTGATGTCCATGATGATCTCCTTAATCTAAGTTTAAACGCATATGCGAACGTTCGCAAGGGGTAATTTAAAAATATATATAGGGGTGGGGGTGGACGATTTGGAAATGAAGGGGGGGTGTTTCCTATATAGAACGTAACCGTTTGTGTGGATTCGAGCGTAATAGGCGGAGGGGTGTCGCATCGCACCAAGTGGCTCTCGGGGGGCGGTGGGGTCAGCCTAATCTGCGTTTACACGCCCCTCATGCACACCTGCATCTGGCTCTGGTGTACTGTTTAAACGGGTCATGCTCTTGGCATCTACATCTAGCACATTGACCTTGCCCTGCTCTAGTAACTTGATGTGCCCTGCAAGTTCTCGCTTCAATTGGTCTGCGGTGATCACTGCTTTGTCTGCTACATCTGTAGGTGTAAACAGGCCACAGGCCTTGCCCATCAGTTCCAGTGCTCTCAGTCTTGATGACTCTGTTTGAGCGTCCTTGCTTAGTGCAAGCAACCCCTTCAACACATACCTCTTGGACGCTGAGATGTCCTCACTCAGGTGTTCTATGGTTTCAGCCCATGCATCCTTCAGAGCATGTTTGACCCTTGGGTCATTCATCAGCTTGTTGGCTGATGCACTGATGCTTGCATCTGATCCTGTGTCATTGGCATATGCATCCCTATAGGCTTGCCTTAAGCTTTTCCCTCTGATAACTCCCTGAGTGAACATCACTTGCCTTGGACTCAGAGGTTTAGGTCTTGGTGTACCTGATCCTTTATGTACTCCATCCTTTCTTAGCTTAGGACTCTCTGCGGCATGGGCTAACTGTTCCGCTTCGCTCAGGTCTGCGAGGCCGTCATCACCCTCCCAATCCCCGTCATGTTGCAGTGCATCATCCAACTCCCGCCTGTACTCATTCACGTTGACCTTGCTCATGTTTAAACACCCCCGAATGTTAGTAACCGCAAACATAACCATCCACTCATGTATGGACACCCACTGTTCCCATTATACAGGTTATCCACAGGTTATCAACCCCTGTGGATAAGTCCCAAAGTTATCCACAGGTTATTCATTTTGGTGCAGTTAGGGTTTACCCACGTTATCCACAGCAGTCGGAAAGTTATCCACACAAAATGTGGACAAAATAGGGGTAGTTATCCACAAAATAAGGGTAAACCCTATGGCCTCTAGAATCGATTTTAAGACCCCTACAAGCGTCCGTTTTGGTTTTAAGCACCCCTACCCTACCCCAACCCGTTTTGAACGATCCTGAGCCGTTCTGAGCGTTTTTTAATACTTTTGGTCAGAGTATTACTTTGCCCTCAAAGTGAATACTTATCACTACTTAGGGTTTGTCCCTATGAAAATAATTGTGTTTGCCTGTCAACGAATACTAGTACACTAGCGTTGAACCACTTGTAAGCACTAGTGTTTACACGTTACGGGATTACCGCTTTGATCCACTGACCCGTGAGGGCAAAGAACAGTGAGTAGTGCAGATCCTCCAACCTAGTAGGTGATCGGACTTACTAGGGCTAAGAGTTTAGCCTGTAGCCCACAGGGTTACGGGGTGCGCTTTTGCACTCTATATAGAAAGCTTCTATGCAGAAATTAATCAACGCCTACAAGGCCAACCCCACGTTGGAAAATGCCAAGCGAGTCTTTATGTATGAATGGCAACATACCTTTGCTTCCATCTTGCTCAGTCTTGATGATCAAGCACTGCTTCAGCA